TCTTTTCTGTTAAATCATCTCTAAGGAAATAAAATTCAATAGGTTGACTATATTGAACACCTTCTTCGTTTTCACCAAATTCCTCATTTGACCTGTTTATTAAAACATTAAATAAAAATGGTCCATCATAAAATTTTTCCTCTGCTGCCTCACCATACAAATTTACTTTAGTCTCTTCTAACTTAAATTGATAGATTGCGCATTGCTGAGTAATTATATTACCTAATAATTCTCTGTTGAGATGTCTCACAACAGACATATCTCGAATACTTGTAAATAATGCCATATTATGCTATATAAATTGTAAAAGGTGACTGTTGTAGTTCTTTCATTTTACTATCCACTTCTTCACTGCGACGAGCTAGCAATGATTGCCTACTTGTTTCGTCAAAGTATGCTCTTAATCTTTCTATTAATGCTAACTTTTCGGCAGTTGCTGCTGATAGTAAGTCACCATCATTAAGGTTTATTTCTGCGTTAGGTATTGGAATTGATGTATATTTTCCTCTTACATACCCTAACATTTCTTTTGCTAAAGCTAATGTGTATTCAAAAATCCATTGTCTACCAACCGAATTTATGTAATCATAATTTGGATTAGTGTAAGGGGTGTTTGAAACATTAGTTACTTGGGTAGGCATTTGTTGTATTGATGTTTCTACTCTTTCATTTCTTAAAATATATTCAAACCATACTCTACCTGCTGTAGCAACTTGAGAAATATTACTGAGTGCAAGTGTAATAACTATATCTCCGCTTATATCTGTAAATCCAGCTGTTAATAAATCTGATTGACTTATTGTTATAACATCTCCAACAACATATCCACTTCCAATATTAGAAACTTCAACTTCAGTAATATTTACACCATCACTTTTTACTATTCCAGTAGCACCACTTCCTGATACTGCTAATAAAGGTAAACTTGCTTCAAGTGTAGCTGAGGTAGTAGTAACAGTGGTTAGAGGTAAATCATCTCCTATTATTAAATCACTAGAGAGTCCAGTTGCTCCATAAGCTCCTGGTATAGGAAATACTCTTAGTTTATCATTTTTGATTTCAAAACTATAGTCACTTCTTCTAACCATTTCATTCATCTCAATAGATTGAATGACTTGCATATCATAGTTTAGAGGCATCATTAAGAATCCCATTCCTCCTCCAAATCCACCTAAACCAGTTATACCTGCTGCCATAGCACCTCCAAAACCAAATCCACCATATGGAGATAAAAGTCTTGCTGAGGCTGGTACTGGTTCTTGGTAGAATACTCTTTTAACTTCTAGTCCTAAGTTATATTCAGAACCTGTTAAACTGCTACCAGATAAAAATTGTGTAAATGAATAATCTTGTATGCTTGAGGTTAGTTCAAATGAACCCGAATAATAAGGAACATTACCACCTGAACCTGCTTCCGCACCGTATTGCTCAGTTAGCCTAACTATTGGCTCAAAACTCGGTGTTATTAACGCTTGATTTAGATTACTACCAGTTGTGGCGCCTTCTAGAGACAATTGATTATCTCGTATAGTATACGCGTATAATTCGTTACCATATATGGTAATGGCCTCCTCAAATGCTGTAAAAAAAGAACCAGATTGCAGTTCAACATCAACTAAAGGATAACCTAATCTTGCAGCACAAAATTTTGCTACTTTTACTGCATCTACTTGAAATTCAGTTTGGTCATTATAAAAACCAAATGGGACTGCTTTTGGATCCCAAATAGGACAACCATCATATATTGGTATGTTCATATTTATATTTTGTTTATAAATATAAAAAAAAGAGGCGCTATTGCGCCTCTCTTTATTTTACGGTTAGGATACTATTATATAGTATTCAATCCAGCTACTTCAATTGTAGCATAGAATTCTGGTCTAACCATCTTCTTAGCATAACGAGTCAAGAGACCTTTTCTAGGTGTAAAGGTTTCTGGATCGTAGATAAGAGGAGTCATAATCAAAGGAATGTAAGGAGCAAATACAGCACCACTTTCTAGGAACTGAGCACCTCTAAATCCTAATAGGATTACGTTTTGAGTCATATATGGATTCTTATACACTTTGTATCTTCCATTTAACTGACCAACTTTCTGTACACCAAATGCGTAGCTAGCTTGTGCAGCATCACCATCAGAATCAGCAGCAAATCCTGGAATAGATTCCAAAATAGTACCTACAGAAGGTGAACATACCATAAAGTTAGCACCACCTCTAAGAGTTTTCTGGTGAATAACATTACTCAACTTTTGGATTTTAGTTCCAAGTGTTTGGAACCACTGTCCTTGTGAGTTATAGAAACCAAGATCAGAGATCGTAGTTGCTCCAGCTGTATCAATAATAGATTGATTGTTAACAGCAGACCATACTTCAGTACCTGCAGCTGCAGATTCCATCAACATAGATAGGATTTCTAAATCAATCTCCAATGAGATGTACTCGCTCAAGATAGAAGTCAATTCTGCTTCAGCATCCAACGCATGGTAAGCGTTAAGATCTTGTGCGAACTCAGGAGTCCATACAGCCTTTAGCTTCTTAGTTTTGGCAATGATAGCAGATGATTTCATCTGTACGTTAATCTCAGGAATAGCGATTGAAGGTGCGTTTAAGCTGTTAGGCTCAGGGTTAGCATCTTCGAAATCACCTCTGTATTGATCAGTAGGTTGGATTTGGTAAACTACACTTACAGACCCAGTAGTATCAGCTGCGTCAGCAAATGATGAAGTAGGAACAATGAAGTTAACAAATGCACCTTGGTTATAAGCAGTAAAAGCAGATAGTTGTACTCCAGAACCAGTTGCTAGATATGCCGAAGCATCAGATCCAGAAAATAGTTGGAAACCAGCTACGCCTTGTGCATCCAAGTGATCCAAAGAACCAGTAGGAACAGCAATGTTGTAGTATCCTTCAAATGAAGCAGAATAATCTGAATCATATTTGAAATCACTCCAAGAAGCGGTTGTAAAGTTTACATCAGTAGCGATATCAGTAGAACCAGCTACAGATTGTGTGTTCTGAGTAGAGTATCCAAATCTTCCAGCACCATATAGTCCACCAGTGTTTCCGTTACCAAATGGGTTGGTCTCAGCAGAGCCATCACCATATAGTGAACTTCCAGCTTCAAATGGAGTTTTATCAGTTCCGTATTGGAAATCTAGGAAGAATACAAGTCCAGAAGGTAAGTTCATTGGTTGAACTGAAACAAATTCCTTTGCTGCAATTTGACCAAATACTTTTCTTACCAATGGTAAAGCAACTCCTGCCCACTGACCACCGATATTAACAGCAGTTTGTGATTGGAATGTTCCGCTAGAATTAGCTCCTCCACCTGTTTGACTAGATTCTACTACAAGTTGTTTAGCTTGGTTTTCAAGAATAATACCCATGTTATTTTTGTGAGTACCTTCCATTCCTTCCAATAAACCTGTTTTTTCCCACTTACCAGCTAATCTGGCGGCATCACTCTGTACAGAGTGGTATGGGTTTGCACTTTCTAAAAGAGTATCTAAGCTCATTTTTTTAAGTTTTAAAAGTTTATAATTAAATTAATCCCGCTAGCTTGCGCATACGGTTGTAAACATCATTTGATTCAATGATAGGCTGTTTTTCTGCTTTAGGTTCTAAACCTGTAGCTTTAGAAGCGGATCCCTTTTTGATTGATTCATTAATAGTAGGAGTATCTAATATTCCTTCATTTAATGTTTCAAAAATAGATTTTGCTTCTTTAACAGTCTCAGCTTTGTCAAATGCTTTTAATACCTTAACCTTTTTACTTTCGGCTAAGTTTTTTTCCTTGAAGATTTTATTAGTATAAAGTAATTTAGCATTCAAAAGATTAACTTCTTGTAATTCAGATTTAAGAGCTTCGATTTCACTCATTACTTCTTTAAATCTCATTTTTTCAGTTTCTTTTTCAACTTCACTATCTCCTTTATCTCCATGTCTCATATCAGGATCAGACATCTCGTCAACTTCTTCCTTCTTAGCTTCATCGACTTCTTCCTTTTTGGCTTCGTCAACTTCTTCTTTTTTGGCTTCATCAACTTCTTCCTTCTTGGCTTCGTCAATTTCGATATCTACGTCTACATCGTCTTCAACTTCTACGTCTTCAACATCTTCGACTTCAACTTCGTCTTCTACGAATTCTTCTCCTGGCTCAATTTCACCTGCAGATACCATATCACTAATAACGTCTTCGATAAATGATTTAAGATCATCTTCTGACATATCTTCAAGATCAATTTCTTCATCTTCCATGTCATCTTCCATATCTTCCTTCTCATCTTTTTCGCCATCAAGATATCCTTCTTCTTCAGCGTCAGTACGGTCATCTTCTTTCATGAGGTCTTCTTTTTCGTCCTTCATTCCATCTTTATAGCCTTCTTCTTCAGCATCTGTTCTAGCATCTTCTGCAAGCTCCTTAAGTAATTCATCAAGATTAACTTCTTCATCTATTTCATCTTCCTGAACAGTAGACTTACCAACCTTGTGAGGTACTGGATTTACGGGTCCACCATCAGCGTCCATTTCGTGAGATGGGGAGTTTTTCCTTCTGAAACTAACAGCATCCATTTCATCTAGCTCAACTTCTTCTTTTACATCTTCATCCGCATCCATTTCCTGCAACTTAGCAGACAACATAGACTTAAGATGTGGAGTAAAAGCTTCTTCTAAAGCTAGTTTAGCGTTTGCAATAGCAGTTTCTTTCACGGCTTTTGCATCAGCAATTGCTTCTTTTAACAAATTTTTATTTGTCATAATAATCCCAAAATTTAGTTTGTGAAATATGCTTATTTAAAAAGCATAATAAGAATAATACATTAATTGAATGGCATATAGAATAATGCCATATTGTTAACAATACATATATGCATATTCTTCAAAAATAAGAAAATATTGTAAATTTATTAAGCTTGACCGCCGTCTGTTATAACCCAGCTATTAGGAGCACCAGTTAATACACCTCTTGCTGTAGCTGCTGTACCTGCTGAATATTGGGTAGTACCACCACTAAAAGTAACACCTGATTGAATACTTTCAGCTGACCAACCTATTAATAGTGAATCATAGTTAGTTGTTGAAAATGCTGTAGCTCCATTAAACATATCAGTAGCATTAGTTAAACTATTTGGTTTCCAACTGCCAATATCTCTATTAAAAGAAGTAGCATTTTCAAGCATTCCAGACATATTTGTAACATTGCGTATATCCCAAAAATTCATATTTTGGTTATAATTAGTAGCGTCTTTAAACATACCACTTGTATCAGTAACTAAGTTCATACTCCAACTATTAATATTTCTACTAAAAGATGAAGCACCTCTAAACATATCACTTGTATTAGTTAAACTAGTAAGAGTCCAAGCATTTAAGGGTTGATTATAAACAGTATTAAGACCAAACATGCTAGTCATAAATTCTACATTACTCACATCCCAATTATCAATTCTTTGGTTGAAAATACCTCCTAAGAACATACCTACCATATTAGTAACATTACCTACATTCCATGTACTAATATTTTGGTTAAAAGAAGTAGCTCCTTGAAACATTGAACTCATATTTGCTACATTATTTGCGGAGTTTAACCAACCAGTTATATCTTGGTTAAAAGCAGAAGCATTTTGGAACATTCCACTCATATTAGTAGCATTACTTACATCCCAAGCACTAATATCACTATCAAAAGTAGAATTATTAAAAAATATTTGGCTAAAATCAGTTAAACCGCTTACATCCCAAGTATTTATTTGACCATAAGTTGCTATAGCGGCTGCATTATCTGAAGTCCATAAGTCGGATGCTGTTCTTAACTGACTATTACTAGTGAATACAAATGGTCCTCCACCACCTGTACTTTCAATTTGTAATCCAATATTACCTGTAGTTCTTAACATAGAAGAAGATACTACAACATTATATGTAGGGGTAAACTTATAAGAACAAACAGCTGGTTGGTTATCAGTTACAATTGAGGAAATATAAGATGATGTAACTAAACTTCCATCAGGTATTCCAGTTAAGGTATCATAGATACCTACTGCATTTTCAACAGTAGAAGAGGGATAAAACCCATTTGCATCTCTACTAGTTTCTGAAGTAAAATAACCTGATCCACTTAATCCTGTAGGTATACTAAGAGTAAAAGTATATTCTGTACCTGCAGTTAAAGCTGGAATAGGTGTTCCTGATCCAGATAGTTGTGATCCAGTAAAGGTTCCTATAACAGCCATATTAAAATATTGGACAGTTTCCTTTAGAACAAAGGATTTCGGTTACTATTTGATTTACTTTAGTGTAATCATATTGTACTGTTTCTTTACCTTCTTTAATCATGTGCATATATGATCCAGGATTTGAAGGTGTTGAAACAAAATCCCAACATAGAAGTTCAAAATCATCTTGTACTTCCATTACACCACCTTTATCTTCTAATGAACCCATACCTCGAGAAGAAACACCAACTGTTACTCCGCTTTTAATAAGTTCTTTTAGTATATTACCTGAGGGTGTAGGTAAAACTTCTATTTTACCCATTACATTATCTCCATCCCAGTTATATTCTGATATTAGGTGGGATACATTTTTTAAGTTTACTACAGAAGATTCGGGATGATCTAACTCACCCATAGAACGTCGTTGAGTAATAAGTTCATTATACTTATCCATTTCACGTTCCCATAATCCTTTTGAGTAATAACGGCCATTACCGTTTTTTACTTCTGCTGTAGCTAACACACCTTCAACTAGTAGAGGTGCATTACCTCCACTTATATCCTCAGTTATTTGAGATGGGGATATTTTGATAGCATGTGTTTCTATTAATAATTTTTTCATACAATAGATTTAGTATATTTTTTACTCTGCTTCGAATGATTCAGTTTCATCTACTATTTCCTCAGGTATTTGATAAGATTTTCCTGATAGTTTTTCATAAACTTTTTTCATGCCTAAACTTTTCTTTTCTAAAAGCTTAATTTCTTTTTGCATATCTTTCATCTTCTTCTTATCAACAAGTTCTGATAGATTTTCATCTTCACTTATTGAATTTACTCTGCTAGATTTTGTAGCAATCTCTTCATCTAAGAAACCTATTTGAGCTTCTAGTTTTACAATATCACCTTGTTTTCCAATTTCAGCTAATTTACTATCAATAGATTCTTTTTTCATTTTTTTCTTATCTTTTAATGCTTTTACCATTGGTTCTTTTGTATCACCATCTCCGTCTACATCTGGATAATCAGGTCTTGCTTCTTCATCCATTCCTGCTTTTTCTTGTGAAGCCTCTATTGCTGCTTCTCTAGCTTCTTCAAACTTATCTTCATTTTCATCCATTGGTAATTCTTCTTCCTTATTTTCTTCAGATAAAGAACTCATAAATGTATTTAAAGAATTTGGAGATTCAGTTAATCCTTCTTCTTTCATCATTTGTTTAACAACTTCACCTTGCTGCATAGCAACACTATTAGGATTACCTATAGATACAACACCACCTAATGATTCTTTAATTAATTTTCTTAGTGTATCATCTTTTGATTCTTTAACAGGAACCATTTCAGTACCACCATCTTTTAGTTTTTCACTATATCCACTTGCTGCAAATTTACCTTCAGCTTTTTGTGTTTTAGCTTCACTATATCCTAAACCTTTTACACCAAATTGACCTTCTTTAACATAATGTAAAGGGTCTTTTGCTAAGTTTTTAATAACCATAGCTTGTGCTTCTTCTATAGTTAAACTTGGGTTATATTTAACTTCTAAATACACACCATTTAACATTTCTTGACCATTGACGTTATTTATATTATCCACTTGAGGAGAATAATCATAATTTCTGTCTTGAGTATTTATTACTTCTTCAGCAGTTTCTTTTTCTTCAGCTTTGATTTTTTCTTCACCTTCTTTAGTGTTGATTTCTTTTTCTACTTTATTATCAACAATAGGATTTAAAGATTCTTTACTAGCTTCAGCTAGGTAAGCATCAAACTTATTTTCCCAATTTGCTTTAGGTGAATTTAAGGTTTCAATTTTAGTAATAGGTTTTAAATCAACCATACCACCTATCTCCTCATTAAGGACATTTTCTTCCTTAGTTTCTAAAGATTTTTTAAATTTATCTAATAAGTCTTTCATAATTTAATTTTTATTGTTGTAATAAAGTTTCAATATCGTTTAAATAATCCCCAATTAAATCTGTGCCATAAACAACATCGTAACTATTAGGGTTTTCTCTATAATTTTTTACTGTATCTATTTTAGCTAATCTTAAAGATTTTTTTATAGTTTCTAGTTTATCTTCAATCTCACTAAACGCTTCAATGCGTTCTTGGTGAAATTTTTTAATATCACTATCATCTTCTTTAATACTAAGTTTATATTTCATATTATAAATATCAAAAAAGATTTTTTACTTCAAGACCAGAACCTTTCTGTACATAGTTACCTTTTTTATCCTTAGGTACTAATTGGTATTTAAACTGCTTTACATAAGCATTATCTTTTACTCCATCTTCACCCGCAGCAGGACCTGGCCCTAATGTTGCACCTGGATCTTCAGATTTGGTTTCTTTTATTTTTTTCTTTTTTTTTGGAATTCTAAAAGCGTAAGGTGTTAAATAAGCACCCGCAGCCCCACTTGTAGACATTTCATCTACTGTTTTTCCAAACACTAAATAATTAGAGACACTACATGTACCATCTGAACAATGTCTTTTACCTTTAAGAATCATTGGATTAACTAGATCTAATCCAAACTGTTGTTTCATTAAACCTCTAATTGTATTAACACCCTTTTCATCAACAGCATCATACATAGTATCATTTTCGCTGTTTTCCATAGGATAAAATTGTAATATAGCTACATCATCACTAAAATGCTTAGATACCATATCCTTATCAGTAAATTTAACACCAGCATCTACATTAGTAACTAAATTAAATGGCATAGATGTTTCTGAATTAAACTCGCCCATTTTTTGTAGTTTACCTATATCTTGGGATTGGATATTAAATTTATTAGTAAATACTGCTTCATTAACTGCAAATGATTTTTTATAGATTTCTGGATAAGTTTTTCTAATATGAGTACGATATTCATTAAATTTACTCATAATATCCATCGCCATATCATCAATAGTAGCGTCTTCTGTTTTAGATGATAAATCAGTTAATTGTGTTCTTAGTTTTTTAAATGTAGTAAATGCGGTATCAAAATTGGGTACTTTTTTAACATCCCAAGATATAGTACCTGTTTCTGGGTTTATGTCACTAACAGTAGATTGGATTCCACTATCAGTACTAATATCACCAATTTCTATTTCTTTAACTTTATATTTGTACCCCATTGGAAATTTTGATTTCTTTTACTAATTCATAATATTGTAGTAAATCAACTAAGTTATCATCGTTTATTTTATCTGTTTTACTTAGTTCTACTAATAGCTTAGCTACCTCAGTTATTTTTATTTTAGTAGCTGTATCTTTAATATTTTCAGCTTCAGTGTTTAAAATAGATTTTAACTCATTTATTTTAGTATTGTAAAAATTTCTTAAACTTGGAGTTGAATCTACAGAATTAATAAATTCTTTTAATATTTCTTTTTGTTCCAAACTTAATATTTCATATTTACTATTAAATTTTTCCAATAATATTTTATAAGTAAGAGATCTTGTATCCTCATCGTATGTAGCAAATTCAACTAATACTTCTTCCTTTTTAGTAGGATCTAACTTTTGCTTAGTTAAATGTTCTAATAAAGTTATTTTATTGTTCATCAACTGCTCAGTATTAATCATAGCTGATGAATTGTATCCCTCTATTAGTGTATATAAAGAAGCTAATTGCTTATAATTTTTAATCTTAGAATTAAAAAACTGATTTACATCATAATGTTTTTGTATCTCATTAATAAGATTGTATTTTTGTTTTCTAAGGAAAGTTCTATTAAACTTTTTAGAATTACCTAATACGGTTTCTATAAGAACTGATGCTCTACTCTCATTTAGAATAGGAGATTTTTGGATTGACTCATATAATTTATATTCGCGACCTAATTCACTTTTTACAAAATATTTTTTTAGTAAATCTATGGCTGGAGAGTCAACACCTTTTAAAGTATCAGCTGTAATTTGTCTTACAAGCAATTCAAATAGTATACCTGTATTTTTAAATTTGGAATTCTTAATTTTCATCAAAAAAGTGTATTTAGTTATAAATATTAATCTTTTAGTTGAGATTCATCCAATAAGGTACTATCCTTTTTGTCTTGCTCAAACACTAGTTGTTTTTTATTTAACTGCTTAAATATATCCTTATTTTTTAGATATGTAACTTCTGGTTTTTCAAACTCTGATATAGATGATTTATTACTACCCTCGTTTTTATCTGTATCCTTCATACGTTTTACACCTAAAGGATCTTTTCCAAAGTTATTATCTTGTTTACCTCTATTAGTTATTGAATCTTTAGGTCTACCTAGTTCAGCATCTTCATTATACCCATCAGGTACATTACCTGGATCTGAATACATTCTGCCTTTACCATATAGACTAGCTAAATCATGAGGAGTTCCATATGATTGACCTGTTTCAACTGGGTCGTTACCTTCAGCTGCTATTTGGTCTAATCTGAACTTACGTTTAGCATCTTCTCTAGTTAAGGATCTATACTCATCATATTGATCTTCACTAAAGTGATAGATGTTATGATAAATCCAATCTGATGGTACTAATCCTTGATCTAATAAAGTTCCAGCTAACTCAGCTTTTGATTTAAGTAACTCTATTCTTTCTTGATCATAAATGATAGAAGGAGTAGTCATTGATAACTCAAAGTTAGTTAAAGTTTCATCAGTATACCCTTGTGTATATAAGTGAACTAAAGCTATTTTATTTAACTCAGATAATAATATTCTTTGTATTCTATCTACTGTACGAGCAAATCTAATATCTTCTGCCGCTAATGTGGCTTTACCTTCTATATTTTCATCATACCCTAAAAATGCTTTAGGTATTTTAAGTGCAGCAAATAGTTTATCTCTTAAATATTCTACATCTTGTATACCATCATAAGATAAACCAGGTGTAGTATCTATTTTAGTTGCACTATCATTTCCTCTAACAGGAATGTAAAAATCCTCAAGCATATTTTGCATATTATACTTTAAGTTATATTCACCTGTTTTTTCATCCATCATTGGGGCGCGTTTCATATTTGAAACTGTTTTTTGCATAAATGCTTCTACCTCATTAGGAGGAATAGAACCTACATTTACATAAAATACTCTTTTTTCTGGTGCACGAGCTATTCTATGAATCAACATTGCATCCTCCATTAAAGCATATTGTTTATATAATTTTCTAGCAGGCTCAATATATGATCTACCATATGGTAAATAGTTTACATCTGCTACCATTCTAAAATGGGCCATTTCATAATTATCATATGTTACTCCTCCTCTGCTATCATCTGAATCAGGTTGATTAGGAGCGTTATAGTAGCCATAAGAACTTCCAGCAAAACCATCTGGGTTCCATCTAAACTTTACTTCAGATGGATTATCTGGATTTTGTCCTTCTACTCTTTCAATATGATATGCTGTATAAGGAATAACATTATAAACTCCAAACTTTTCAGCTATTTCTAACTTTAAGAAAAAATCACCATATTTACACATTTGTCTAACCCACATCCATAGGTTAAATTCAATATTTAAAACATCATAAAATAAGTTATATAGTATTTTTTGAATATCTTCGTTTGAACTTCTAATCTGAAGTACCTCTCCCATATCATTTTTAAGAGTTGATTCATCAGCAAGAATATCAAGTGCAGAAGCTATAATAGCGTCTTGATCCATTACATCATATTCTGAGTATAATTGAGTTCTTAAATATTGGTAGTTAAGATTAAACTGTGCTCCTAGTAAAGAAGTAGGAGCTGTAGAATATACTCTATTAAATCTATCTACTAAGGCATTAGTTTCAAATTCACCACTTGATTGGATATGACCCGAATCTATGGTTTTTAGTTGATTACCTCCAACATTGCGAATAACTACATCTGTGGAGAATAACTTTTTTAATCTTGTAAATACACTTTTATCAGCCATTTTTATATTTGCTTATTGTTATAAATATTAATCTAATAGCCAACGTATATCTTCTTTACCCTCAGGTGTTGGCATTGAATAAGGGTTTGGTACTGATGGGTTAGATCCATAACCACCTTGGTATGGAGTTCTATTAACATGCATATTTTGTAATGCTTGTTTTGTCATATCAATACCTCTTTGACTATTTTTTAAAGCAGTATCCCTAATATACATTCCAATCCCAAATGACATTACTAAATCATCATTGTAACCAGTTTGTGCTTCAGGTCTACCATTTCTCCAAATAAATGTTTTCATTTCTTCTATCAATCTTTTTGATTGTATAGTTACTCCTTTATCACTTAAATACTCTTGAAACTTACCTATAACCATAGGTCTAGTTTTTGAAGACATAGTAAATCCAGGAGTCATTTTTGAATGATCCTGATATTTGTCAAAATAAGAGTTAACATTTGAATATTCACTTTTTTGAGAATAATAAATGTTATTATAGTTTCTATCTAGTACTGTTTGAATAGTAGCCCATCCTATATTCGCATTTTCTATTACTAATAATGCCTCATTATATTCAGTAGCTATACCTACTAATAAGTGACCATAATCTTTAGTACCTATTTGTCCTTTATATTCAGCTACTTGTACATTATTTTCAGTATCCATAATATGAAAGGCTGAATAATCTTTACTATCGCCTCTTGATACATCAGCTACTACTATATAATCTCTACTATAATTTGCTATTTCCCATATCCATAGATTTTGGTCAGCACCTCTTCTTTCTATGGGATCTTTAATAAAAGATTTTTCATAATATTCTAAGTACTCAGGAAAAAATACAACATCTCCAGATGTGCTAAAATCACAATCACATTCTTGAGCTGCTAATCTAGGATCACCTAATAGTTCATCTTGTTTTTTTCTCCATGAATCATCTCTTTCTGGATGAACATACCAAGGTAGTTTTATAGGTAAAAAATCATTTTCTGCTGCTTCTGCTCTTGACCATGTTTGGTGAAACCAGTTACCTGTACCATAAGGGGTAGATAATGCTATACATCCACCTCCTGTAGCTAGTGTTTGTTGAGCAGAAGCCCAAATCTCTCCAATATTATCAATAAATGCTGCTTCATCTATTAGTAGCAAAGATACGGCTTCGGATCTACCAGCATCACTAGAGGCTGAAGTTGCTTTTATTTGGGATCCATTTATTAATCTAAGATTTAGTTTGTTATTTTCAGCTGCATCTACTTTTAACCATGAAGGTAAGTTTTCATACATAAACTTTACCTTTGTAACCATGTTTTTAGCAGTTTCTTGCTTTGTTGCTATACAAAGTACATTTTTATCTTTATGAAATGTCATTAACCATAATGAATAACCTGCACCTAAAGTAGATATTCCTAACTGTCTAGATTTTAATACTATAGAGTAGGGATTGTCTCTAAATAGAGTTAATACTTTTTCTTGAAATGGGTATAGATTAAACTGAATACGACCACGTTGTGGGTGTTGTATTTGACAATATTTTTTCATAAAATGTGCTGGGTCTTTTGCACATTTAAGATATTCTTGTCTTATGACCTTTTTTAAATCTGACATTTAGTTCCCTGTTAATAACATTAATACAACCATTATAATACTAGTTGTAACAGTTATTTTATTTTTGAGTTTTTGTTTTCTCAAATCATTATGTAGTTTGTCAGATAAATCTTGAAATATCATTACTTGTGAATCCTTTTGAGACACAATAGAGTTATAGTTAGATATTTGTTGAGTATTAGTGTTTATAATACTATCTTTCAAAACTATTTTTTGGTTTAAAAGTGAAACTTTTTCTAAGGTAATAGATAACTCTTTTTTAGCTCCATCGCCTTCTATAAGATCCTTAATTACTAAGCGTGCTATCTGTTCCTCTAGAGATACTCTTGTTGTATCTATCTGTGAAAAACTTTTCAAGCTCACTATTACTAAAAGCATCAACAGTGTTAACTTTTTCATTTATTCTGTATTTTAGATTACTTATTCTACTATTCCTTAAACCTATTTGTAAGTCTAATTTATTTACTTGTTGGTTTAAAGTATCTATCTTACAATTCAATCCAATATTAATTGAATGGAGTGAATCAACTTTAGATTCCAAAACTT